ACAATAAAGAATATAGAAAAACTTACACAATATGGTGCTGTGGAAGATTGGAGAGTAGGTAAAGTAGTAACATTGGATAGTTCTTACTTAATACAATTGTATAAACATAATAGAAGGGAAACTATGCAAGTTAATATAGAACGAACTCCAATTGGTGAAGGTGATACTGCTCTTTATGAATTATGGTTTTGGGCGGATGATTCGGGTGGTGCGAAACCAATTAGAAGGTTATTAAGAAAGTGTGATTTTGAATTAGGGCCTCCCTATGTAATTAAGAATATTGAAAATATGATGAATTTAAAATAAAATAATATGAGCTTTGGAGAAATTGTATTCGCTATGGTAATGAGCGGAATTGTTGGATTGTGGATATATGCGTATATAGTTAGTGAAGTAGGTGATATACGAAGAATACTTTGGGATAACACAATGTTAGGATGGGGATGGAAAAAGTTATTTGGGGAGAAGAAGAAAGCTAAACAAGCACCAATTCCATCATTCGGTCATATACCTCCACCGCCGGCAATGCCAACAGCCTTTAATACTTCATCGTTAAATGTACCACATATGAATCATACAGGTAAACCATTAGTGATACAAAATTGGGATAGATTAATTGGTATGATATTTCCTATTTCAATTAGTAATAGTCAGTATGGTAATTGGATAGTAACACAAGCAGGTCAAACAACGGATGGATATGAATGTATGTTTGGATATGGTAATAGGGCTGTTATTTTAACTGTGTATAGTGATATATACGATTCGCATAGAGTAATGGTTAAGTGTGGTGGTAGAATGTCTATTATGGATATTGAGACATTCAAAGACCCAAACAATATGCTATATAGAATAGCAAATGAGTTTCAAGAAAAATTTAGATAATGATATTAAAGATATACAATACGAATAGAATGGTTGATACTGAATTTTGGAATGGAAGATTCAGATGCCTACAAGTCCACGAAACTGATACTAACTATCGTTTCCAATTTGATGATTCCGAAGTACCTAGTAGATATGTTTGGATTGAGGTAAGTAAGATTGGTAGAATAGATAATGAAGGTGATTGGTCATATTCATTAAACTATATGAGATGTAATCAACATTTAGTAACTGCTAAGTGGTTTGAGAATTGGAAAAATGTAACTAAAACGTTTGGAGATGCACTTAAGAAACAATTTTAGATTTGGTAAAGTGTGGAAAATTTCGTACCTTTACTCATAAAACAATTTCGTAATGAAAATAAAAGGATGGGATAAGATATCAGGCTTTACTTACAAAGGTTACTCTATTGTTAATCCAATACATGATGCCAACGAAGAAGGTTACTTTGCAACTGTATTGAATTTGAATCAAGTTTATAAACCAAAATGGGATATTGAATTAACATTAAACAATAATACTGGTGTATTTACATTTCGTATTTTAGATAGTGCAACCCAACTTCTATTAGCTAAATCTCATTTGACAAAAACTAACATTAATACTTTACAAAAATTTAGAGAGCAATATGAAATGTTGGTTGATGATATATTAGAAGAAGCACAATCGTATGTAAAGAAAGCAACTACAAATATTAATGGTGGTACTACGGGAATTATTAATCAAGTCCAAAGTGCCGGTACAAATGTTTTATATGGTAGTAGCTCTTTATCAAATAGATTTACGCCAGCTCATCTTCTACAAACAATAAAAGATTTACAACAACAAATAGATGATTACAATAAAAAATTATAATAGTGATGTGGGGCATGCTACATTCTATGGATGGGATATGAAATATGCTTTAGAAGATAAAGATTTTTATTCCTTTGAGTTTGAACATAGGAACGAACAAAAGAGAGTATATGTCTTAGTACATAGAAATTCTAAAAAGAGAACAAAGCATGTAGTAAGTGAAGATTTGCATGAAGTGTATATTCAAGATATGGTTAGTGATAAGTGGAGAAGGACTCTTAATTTAACAAAACCCCAATTGAATAAAAGTGCTTTCTATAATTGGGTAGAGAGTGTTATTGATGATGAATACGGATTACCTTTTTAATTATGATAACAATAAAGAATTGGGATAAGTTGACTAGAATGTTTAGAAGTCAAATAGATATTGGTGAATTAGAATTGTATTATGAAATAACATACTACTATCCTACTTTACCTTCCAATGAATATTATAGAATAACATTAAGTAGAATTAGTCCTCCACAGCAAGACCATCCGCATAAAGATGAGTATTTAATGTTATGCGGTGTATCGGAATATTGGTTGAATAAAAAAGAATTAGAAAATGTTGATTCAGTTTATGAAGCAATAGTAGATGTAGTAGTTAGACATAATTTAAAGGTTAAAGTGTAATATGTTAGTAATAAAGAACTATAAGAAGATTAAGAACCAATACTTTGGAGATTGGCAAATTGGTAAGGTAGAAGAAATGAAAGAGTGTTATGCATTACAGGCGTTTAATGCTAATACTAAAAAGAGTATAACTATGGCTATACTAAGAGAACCAATGATGGATGAAGCTGAATATGATACGGCGTATAGAATATCTTTAGTTGAGGATGATAAGAAACCTTCTAATATAATTGATGATGTTATTTATCATTCGGTATTGGAAGATATGGAATTGTTTGGCGAATCCCTAACACATTATTTAAATACGTTATAATTATAATAAATTAATAGTTTTATGAATAAGATAGAAGAAATTTTCAGAGCTTGGGGTATAATGTTTAATCCAAATGATGCACAATCAGAATTGGCAGCTGCTCGTATGGAGATATGCGATACATGTGATTCTAAAAGAACTACTCCTATTATTCATTGTGGTGAGTGTGGATGTGCACTTAAAGCTAAAGTATATTCACCTGTTATAGGAGCTTGTCCCAGAGGTAAATGGGTAGCCGCTGAAATGAAATGGGAAAACGAAAAGAATAAGAAAAGATACGATAACCTGAAATAATCATATTTATTACTATATGATTAGTATAGTAAAGATAATGGAAGGTGAAAGTAATACCGATAAATTTACGTTTAAACAACGTGATGCTGGCGGTGTTAGACCTTCATATCAAAATACTAAAGTAGTAAAGCAAGGTAGTGCCGGAGATTATGTAAAATATAATGTAATGGTTATGGGTAAGTTTGGTGGAACTATCTACTATAACAAAGCCGATAAAACTATAATAGCTAGTGGTGGTGAATCAAATACCACATTTCCTCCTAAAAGATTCAAATCAATTAAAGATGCTATTGATTACGTTGGTGGTAATTCAACTCGTAGTTATAATACAAACATACCTTTAGATGGTATGGATACTTCTTTTGGAACGGCTAGATACGTTTAATCCAATAATAATTTCTCATCATCCTCACTACTTTGATTTACATAAGCAGTATTTGTTGATGTAATAGTACCACCCATTGTATATGTGCTTAAACCACCATTTCCTGTTGTATAGGTGAGCGTACTTCCGCTTGGATAGTTTGATGTAGTAATTGTACCACCTGTTGTAATAGTGCCGCTTAAAGGGATACTATATGGTGTTGCAGTACCACCCCACCATCCGCCATTACCAATAGGAGTTCCAATACTTTGAGTAGTATCATCTACTTCTTTTAATTTTTCTCTAATAGCATCAAATTGTTTTTTAGTAATAGCGTAATTATCTACTGCATCTAAAAATCCTTTCAACCATTGTGTATATTCTTGGCTAGTCATATTAATTTCTTTTTACAAAGATACGAAATAATATTCAATATACCAAATAAAAAACCCCCATATTTCTATGAGGGTCTTTGATTAGTACTAATAATCTACTTTTTTACTTTTTTAATTTTGCCACCAATATCATAATATATGGTCTTAAAACTACTCCAACCAATACACCTCCTACGAAGCTAAAGTTGAAAACGAAATCTAATACATTTTGCATGTTCTTTCTGTTTAAAATGAATAAAGGGTAACTTTACTTTATAAAACAGGCGCCGAATATAAATAAGTATTACTACAATATTAATAGCAAAAGAAAACCCCCACATATTGTGAGGGTCTTAACTTTTTTATATACTAATAAATGTTAGTTAAACAAATATCTAACGCCTAATTGTATTTGGAAACGAGAACCAAATCCAACGTTATCTCTGAATGAATCAGTAAACGGAACTTTATTTCTCCCATCTAAATAAGGGAATGAGAAGATAGGTGTCTTGCCATCAGTATCCAATTTAACAAAGTTAAGTGGAGTTGTTGTGACAGGAACTTGTTGAGTACCTAATTCTTTAGATATGAAATTTGTGAAGTTATAAACATCAGCTGTGAATCTTAAAGTATGTTTAGTATCTTTTACTTTGATATAAACATCTTGCGTAAAGTTCAAATCTAATCTATGAACCCAAGGTAACACTAATGCTTGTCTTTCACTCATCATACCTCTACGAGTTGAAAGGTAAGGATTGTTTGAAATGAAAGCATCTAATTGTGACCATAATTCTGCTTGTGTTCTTGTATCAGCTACACCACTTACAGCAGATGCGTTAGTTAATTTAATTTGAGATGCATCTTTAGGAACGAATATTAAATCGTTACCATTGAAACCATCGTTATTAATATCACCACCATATGTGTAAGAAAGAGAAGATTGTGGAGCGTTAGGAGAAGCTTCATATAATAAACCAATTGAAGTTCTTGTGTTCTTAATCAATTCTTTACCATAGTTTACACTAGCAATAATTCTATGAGGTAAGTAGTTGTTTGAAAAACCTGCCTCAAAGTTGTTAGGGTCAGTACCAGTAGGTCTAGCTCCCCACATTGTAAATGCAGTTGAACCATTGATTGTAGCATCAACTGCTATTTGACGAGTATAAGAAGCGTTTACCGCTAAGTTCTTAAATTGTCTTTGAACCTGTAATGTTCCAAATAAAGTATAACCAATGTTTGCATTAGTCATATAAATTGCGTTACCGATGTTTGGATTAGCTGCTGTTTGAGCAGTTCCAGTTGCATCGTAAACTGAACGTTTTACAAATCTAACTCTACCATCACTTAATGTTGTATTGCCTGTTGAAGGTAATGCAACGTTTTGGAATACCGTAGCGTTAATGTTCTTAATATAAGTTCCTTCCGCAGTTACCGTCCATCCTAATACTTTCTTATCAACTGCTAATGTAGATTTCCAAACTTGCGGAAATTTATAATTAGGGTCAGTTACGTTAAGAGAATATGATTTAGATAATCCTGGCGTAGGTGTTGGTCTGTATTTATCAATATCAGGTGAGAACATATATCCAGTTCCGTTTGTGATACTTCCAAACAATGCCATACCACTATTTGATGCCTGATTTGAAATCCATACGAAAGGAGGAGGGCCTTGGAATAAACCAGTACCACCTCTTACTTGTAATGTTTGGTCATTGTTCACATCCCAGTTGAAACCAATTCTAGGAGAAATTTGTAATGAAGCCTTAGGTGCTAAACCTGTGTTCAAATTAACTCCACCATAGAATTTACTTAATGTATCAACTACTGGATTGTAAAGGAAATTATCAGCGAAAGAAACATAATCAGCTCTAATACCATAAGTAATAGTTAGATTATCTTTTACTCTAAATTTATCCTGAGCGAACAAACTTAATTCAGTATTCTTTGGCCCAACTAATGGGAAACCACCACTTAGAGAATATGATAAATCATAAACTGCTGCTGCTTTAGTTCCATTTGCTGAAGCGTAGAAATCTGCTAAACTATTAAAACGGAATGCACCTGCGTAAGAAGGTGAGAAACCATTTGAATATTGTTTGAATGAATTTTGTGTACCAAATGTAAATTCGTGCTTACCTTTATATAAATTAAAGATATCGTTTATTTGAATTACATCTGAATTCAATACGTTACCATAAGTAAATCTCTCATAGCCAAACGTAGTGTAAGGTAAACCATTACCATCTAATATATCAACTTGAGGGAAATTGCCAGCACTTAATGAGCTTCTGAAATCTCTCAATTGAGTAAATCCGATTTGTAATTTGTTGTTAGCTGAATTAGAGAAACGAGTGTTCAATTCACCAATTAAGATATCGGCGTTGTTATTAATTACATAACCACTACCAAAGAAAGGCATTGCAGTAACGCCCGGTCTTCTACCATTTGATGAATTAATTGAACCACTATTAGAAGCTGGGATATCAGCTGAAGAACGTAACATTGTATATTTCAATGAGAACGAATTCTTATCATTAATATTCCAATCTAATTTAGTAGTTAATCTTTTTGATTTTGAAGCGTACTGATATCCTTGATATGCACCAGGGTTGTATCCGTATTTTTCAATTAAGAACTTTTGTAAAGCATCTAAATCAGCTGCTTTAGCTTGTGAGATATTGATACCATTTGGATTATTGTTTGCATCAGATGCTGTCCATTGTGTACCAGGTTCCATTCTTTCTTCTTGCTCACCATTTACGAAGAAGAACAATTTGTTTTTGATAATTGCTCCACCTGCTGTAAATCCTTTTAAATCATAAGTGAATGGTTGTTCTGGTAATGTAATATCACCTACTTTGTAACCCTGTAAATCTTTGTTTTTGAAGTATTGGTAAACTGAACCAAATGCTTGATTCTTACCACTTCTAGTAACTGTGTTTACAGAACCACCAGCGAATCCACCATACTTAACATCAAAAGGTGAAACGTTAACTTGAATTTGTTCAACCGCATCTAAGGAAATTGGTTGTGCTCCTGTTTGTCCACCTAATGTACCATCACCTAATCCGAATGAGTTATTGAAGTTCGCACCATCTAAGGTAACGTTATTCAATTGAGAACTCATACCACCAAATGATAAGTTGTTCTGAGAAGGAACTAATTTTACTAAGTCTTTCCAACTACGATTTACGTTAGGTACTGATTCGATTAATCTACGATTGATAATCTCTTGAGAACCATTACGGCTTGAGTTGAATACTTTACTTTGTCCTGATGTAACAACTACTTCTTTCAAAGTTGTAGAAGCTTCTTTCAAAGCAAAGTTTGATTTGTGTGACTGACCTAACAATAATGTAATATCGTCTTGGTGTTCTGATTTGAAACCAATTGATGTTACGTGAATTGAATAAGGTCCACCGATTTTAAGGTTAGGTAAGTTGTATCTACCATCATTACGAGTTGAAGTACTATACTTCGTACCCGTAGGTTGATGTGTTGCAACAACCGTAACACCCGCTAATCCGGCTTTACCATCAGAAACCAATCCCTGAATTTCAGAAGTTGTCTCTTGTGCACTTGCTCCAAATGATAATAATGTAATCATTGCCAAAAGGAGAAATTTTCCGATTTTTTTCATGTTTGTTTGTTTTTGTTTAATTGTAACCTGTTAAAATAAAAAAGGATACGAAGATTATTCTCCCATATCCTTAGTGTGTCCAGCCACTTCCCTTACAAAATGGACTGAATTCGTTGTATATAAAAATATAATGTTTTTGTTTGTGTTCATAGGCATTACTATAATAACTATAATGTTATTTAACAAATGTTTCACAAATATACGAAATTTTTTCCACATTACCAATTAATTAATGATTTATTAATATATGCCGTAAATAAAAATATTTGGATATATGGATTATTTTTCGTATCTTTACAATTGTAAATTGTAAAAATTTGAAACTAAGAGAAAATCAGGTAGAACCTGTTAAAAAAGGTGTTGAATTTTTTCAACAAAAGAAATCAGTCCCATCAATTATAGTAGCTCCTACCGCATTTGGTAAGTCTATTGTGATTGCTGAGATTGCGCATCAATTGGGTGAAAAGTTATTGGTGATTCAGCCATCGAAAGAATTATTGGAGCAGAACTATACCAAGTTTATCAATTTAGGTGGTCAGGCATCCATCTATTCTGCGGCAATGGGTGAGAAGGAGATTGGTGAGGTTACATACGCTACAATCGGTTCTATTGTTAATATAGCACATAAATTCCATACATTAGGTATAAATAAAGTAATCATTGATGAGTGTGACCGTTTCCCACGAGAACCCGATGGAATGTTACGAAGGTTCTTAACTGCCGCTAAAATTACTCACGTATTAGGTTTAACCGCAACTCCACTAAAATTACAAACAAACATCGATGAGCATTTCAGACCATTCTCCAAATTGGTTATGCTTACATCTAAGAGTAAAAAAGGAAACTACTTTAAAGAAATTATTCACGTAGCGCAGATTAAGGAAATGGTTGATTTGGGATTCTGGTCACCACTTCAATATGAATCATACGATTTTGATACTGGAGCATTGGTTTACAATTCTACAAATGCGGAATTTACTGATGATAGTATTAAGCGGGCTTATAAGCAGCAGGATATTGGTGGTAAGATTATTAAGAGAATATCTGAATTACCTGATAGAAAATCTATTTTAATAGCAGTTCCATCAATTGAGGAAGCCAAAGAGTTATCAACACGCCTACCAAGTTGTGAAGCTATCTTTAGCGGTATGCCTGATAGTGAACGAAATAAAATCATATCAGATTTCAAAAGTGGTAAATTGAGAATCATTGTCCAAGTTACTATATTATCAGTAGGGTTTGACCACCCTGAGCTAGATTGTATTATAACTGGTAGACCTACGGCTTCATTGAGCTGGTGGTATCAGTTTGTGGGTAGAGTAACTCGTATCCATCCTGACAAATTAAATGGACTTGTGATTGATTTTGTGGGTAGTGTACCAAAGTTCGGAAAGGTGGAAGATTTATATTTTAAATTCGAAGAACCACTATGGAAATTGTATGGAGAAGAAACTAAACTACTAACAGGCATTCCTTTGCATGAGATAGGTTTACATAAAGAAAATCAGCCATCACCTCACGATGTAGCTGCACAAGGTGCACCGATTCCAATGACATTTGGTAAATACAAAGGTAAAGAAATACGAATGATTCCAATATGGTATCGTAATTGGTTATTGGATAATATTAAATGGAACGGATATAATAGACATATTGAAAAAGAAATCCTACGTCTTAAGGATATTGGAATTTAATCTACTCTATATTTATTAGGGTATGATATCTTTACTTAACATATTAAACGAAGCAATTTCACCATTGCCAACTACACGTTCAACTGGTGAAACTCCTATTAGTATGTGGATAGTTAGAATTGCAATAGTAATATCGGATGTAAACGGATTAGATAATATTAAAAAAAGAAATCAAATATTAAAAACTATTAAAACTTCTATTGAAAAAAAGGGAAGAGCGTATGATTATAATTACAAAGAATTAGATATAGAATCGATGATTGATAGTTTTAAGTATTACCCTAAAACAGATAAAATGATTGGAATTGTTCCAAAATTTTTATTTAAAGGTGTACCATCTATGAAAACTTTTAAATATGCATACGAAATACAAAAAATAAGTTCTACTATTGAAATAAAACAAAAAAAATAATAGTATGAGTAAGGTAAAATATTACATACTACGATATTGGGTTTCAGCAATCTTTTTAGGGTTGGCATTTTACTTTTATCAACCATCACAATCAATAACACATTGTTCACCAAACACATTAAGTACCGATACTCCTAAAACCTTATTTGGTTTGGGTGAAATGACTTTGATGTGGATACTAATGGCAATAGCTCATAGTGCTAATGCATGTTATTGTGATATAAAATCTCTTTTAAAGAAAAAATAAATAAAAATGGCTTATTTTGTACATAAACAACTTATTCCCGTAGATAGAAGTATGGGTGACCCTAATTGGGCTAAAAGACAAATATGGGTATTGAAATTAAATGCTAATGATACTATCGATGAATTTGAAACGATAGAAGAAGCTCAAACAAAAGTTGGATTATTAATGAACGAAGACCCGAGTGGTAGAGTTTATAAAGTAGTTCAGAAAAACGAAGATGGGACTTTTTCAGATATATAGTCTCTTGTTTAATACAGTTTCCTTGTCTATTGTCTAAGTCTTTATTTAAACTGCTTTCTTTGTCCCAGTGTCCCAGTGCTATAAATATATATACTGCCGATATCCCAAAAGCTGATTTTTTACAAATATTTTTAAAAAAAAATAATAAACATGGGTTTGCTTGGTAGTTTCAAATATTTTTCGTATATTTGTAAAACGAATAAAAATATCTACATATATGGCTACTAAACCAAACATCAAAGAAGCAGTTAAAAATCCATCTTATTATGGTGGTGTTGATAATATATACGAAGTAATTAAAGTATGTGAAGCTTGGGGTTTGGATAAAGATGCATACCTATTCAATGTTGCTAAATACATAGCAAGAGCCGGTAAGAAAGACCCACAAAAGGAATTAGAAGATTTAAAGAAAGCCGCATTCTATCTCAATCGTAAGATAGAAAACCTACAAAAGTAAAGAATTTTATATAGGTATATTTATCTATATGCAATACAACAGGCTAACTAGAATTACAAACAAATATCCACAAACAGGTAATTACATTACAACTGGTATTGGAAAATCAAGTCTTTTTGGATTGTATGATGAGGTGAATAAAATAGATTTCGATTTACCAAAGTTGGATGATATAAGTATTGTACCTGATATTAGTATTCGTACTTTAGTGGCAATATATGAAGATAGGAATGATACAACACCTCAATATTATACATCAGAAATTTATCATAGAGATTTATCAGCATCTAGAATAGAAGCAAATCCTTATTTTTTACAAGCTTCATTTGACCCATCACATATTGTTAATATATACTTAAAAGAAATAGTAAATTCAAGCGATTCATATAAAGAAGCTGAATTAAAAAGAGGATTAGTATTTTTAAGAAATAATTTTATATTATATAGTAATGCTGGCATATCTTCACCAAACAGTAGAGCAATAGCTACTTTAACTGGTAACGCTGGTAATTCTAATAATGATGCGAATACATCCGTAATATCAAACCAATTAAATTTAGTAAATTCTCAAATTTCTAAATTAGAAAATGAAATAACAAATGTACCATCTAAACTAAAGAGGTTTGGAATGTTTGGTTCACGTGCTAAAATTGAAATTGATGGTGATACTATTAATTCAAAAATAGCATTTAATAGAGATAAACAAATTGATGATATAACAACTCAATTGGGTGATAAATTATTAGCATTAAAAGATAGAAAGAAAAAAATTGAAAACTTTATTACTACATCTGGTACAACTAAAATAGTAACTAAAGCACTTAAAGAAGAAAATATACAAATAGATAAACCAACTTTTTTTGATAGAATAAAAAATAAATCATTAATTGCTCCAAAACCAAAAGATATAATTGAGGTTAATGGCGTTTTTGTTGATTGTATTTTATTAGTAAAATATATTGATTGGGTATTATCTGATACTAATATTGATGAAATAGAAGATGGTGGAGTTATTGCACCAGAAATACTTCTTGAATTTGAACAAGCACCAAAAGAAGTAGCTGTTGATGAATTGGATGGTAATAAAAACCCAATAGGAACAGACACCCCACCACCTTCAAATTCAAATACAGGTACTGGTAATTATTTTGAATATCAAATTATAAGATTATCAATACCAGCTTCACAAGCTGCAAGCACAATGACATTCAGAACATCAAATGGTTCGATTGAAACTATTTCAATAGCTGAGTATGGATTTGTTGGTACATATTGTATAGAAGAAAATTCATTTGGTGGTAATTATAATTTATATCAAAGAACACAATTAGCACCATGTAATATTCCGGGTAACGTAAATAACGGCGGAGGTGGTGGATATAGAGGTGGTGGTAGCTATGACTATTATGATAATCAAAATAGAAATATAGATTATATAGATAGGCAGAGGGATTTTCAAAATATACAATAACGCATTTAAAAGTAGTTTATATTTATATGTAATTAAACGTTTCATATGGGTATGTTAAAAGTTAATTGGAAAAAATACCTAAATAGTTCCAACCCGACTATTAACAAATACTTAAGCGATTTTGGCGATTCATTTATTGTACAAACATTACAGCGAATTACGCTGGCTCACCAAAAGAGAAAATCACAAATCATTCTTATCCGTTTCAAACAATCTGATATTGTTGCTACAATTGAAAGTAAAGATTATGTTCTTGCATTAGAACACTTACTTCAGCTATGCGTTAATTTGGAGAAGTATGAATTGTGTAGAGAAATCCATACAACAATTAATTTAATAAAAAGCAAAAGAAGGATGAGAGTAAAATCACCTCCTTTAGTTACAAGCTCATAGACAAAACAAAAAAAGGCACTATGGCTAAGAAAGAGAAATTGCAAAGTTTAGAAGAATTAGAGACAGTAATGCATTCATTACCAAAGGTTATAAAGAGAATTAAATTTAAAACAAAAAACCAAAAGAGATTTTACAAAGCGATAGAAAACGAAGGGAACAATATTATAATGGCCCATGCCTTAGCCGGAGCTGGAAAAACTTACATATCAATACAAAAAGGATTAGAACTATTATTACATAAATCATCACCAATTGAAAAACTTATTATAATCAATCCAACCGTTGATGTTGGTAACGAAGATAAGTTAGGTCATTTGCCTGGCGATTTGATGGAGAAGATAGAAGTACATAACGAATCATCTTTATTTATCTTAAACAAAATTATTGGACCTGTTGAAGTTAAGAAATTAATTGAAAACAAAAAGATTGAGTTTAGAGTAATGAACTTCTTAAGAGGTATCAACTTTGAAAAGAGTTATATTATTTTAGATGAAGCTCAAAACGCATCACCACTACAATTGAAAACTTTAATCACTAGAATTTCAGATGATTCAAAATTAATTATAGAAGGTGACCTTTCTCAATGTGATAAGTATCGTGCTAATGGAGTACCTGCTTATCAAAAAAGTGGATTCTATGATATATGGAAACGATTAGCAGGTATGAAGGGAGCTTATCAAATAGAATTCGAATCATCTGATTGTATTCGTTCAGGCATTGTTAGAAGGGTGCTTGAAAGATATGAATTAGAAGAAGAAATTAAATTGGGTGAAAGTAATCCATTTGAACTTAATTTAGAGGCACCATCCGAAGGTGAACTTGTGGAGGGAGTACACATAGTAGAAAACTAACATATTTCATAACTCATTGATTTACAATAAGGTATAACTCGTTGATTTTCAACGGGTTATATTTTTGCCTAAAAAACAGCATAACTTGTTGATTTTCAACCTATTATTTTACCCCAAATGTTTGGTTATGTCAAATATATTTCGTATCTTTATTATATAAAGAAAGAGAAGATATGAGTAATAACAAGCAAATAGTATGGATTGATATGGATGGTGTTTTAGTAGACTTTGGTTTACACGTTGAAAACACTATATCAAACAACACATTTTTAAGAGAATCGTACAAAGGTAGATATGACCATATACCGGGCATATTTAGAAACCCACCACCAATTGAAGGAGCTATTGAAGCTATCCATAAATTAGTAGAAAGTGGTAAGTATGAATTGTATATAGCAACCGCAGCACCTTGGGGGAATCCTATGGCAGCTATGGATAAAAGATTTTGGATTGAAGAACACTTTGGTAGAATCTTTCATAAGAAAATGGCTATTACACATTTGAAAGGATTATTAATTGGTGATTATTTAATTGATGATAGAACTGCTAACGGAGCCGGAGAATTCAAAGGTGAGTTATTACGATTCGGTTGGGCATACGAAACTGAAACTTGGAACGAATACCCGAATTGGGAATCAATACTTAAAAAATTATTATAATGAAAAGATTAATACCCCTCTTAATTTTATTTTCAGCATGTTCAAAAGATGATGTTACAGTTCCTCAAAAAAACTATACATTTTCAATTGATTCAGTATTAACACAAGGTGGAACTAAAGCATTACCTATTGATGCTAATGGATTTTATCATTTAAAATTAATACCAAATTCCAATCAGCAACCATATAGAGTTACTGGTAGAATTTTAGTTAATGGTAAAGAACCAATACCCGCCGAAACGATTGAATGGGAAAGTAATTTATATTGGTGGATTCGTAAAGGTAATACAGTAGCTTATATTAGTAAATCTTATATAAACTATTACACAGGCCAATATACAATAATTAGTTTACCTCCTATGATAGCATCTAAAGATGAATTAGTACCAACAATAAATAAAGCATCTTATAGTGGAACGAATGGTGAGGTAAATACAATCATAACCCCTATATCAGAAATGAAAGGAGATACTATGGTTATAAAGGCATTTAACTATAATGCTAAAAAAACAATTTACACAAAAGTAATTTTAGATTAATGAGAACTAAAGAAGTAAAATTTCCACTAACTCCAATAACCGAAGAAACTTTTGAAAGACAGGGTTGGCGTAAGTGTGATGTAAACGAACCACTATTTGAAGAATTTGGTGAAGATTTAAATGAGTTAAATAATGATTTTTTTGGTGAGATGGAAGATGAAGAACCAGAAGAACCAATGGAAAAACCTGAAGCAATTGCTTGGTATTATACTTTGGCAATTCCTAAAGATAGAAATGACCCATACTGTCCAAGATTAGTTTCAAACGCTACCGATGAAAGTGGATTATTAAAAGAGATGGGATTACCTGAAGGAACTTTCTTTGTAGAATTAATGGATTGGGATGGATTGGGATATTGCCAATCGGAGGAAGATATTGAAATACTCTATAAGGTACTGACTGGAACAAATTTGGAAAATTAAAAAATAAATCGTATATTTGTATTATGAGAAATTACACAGAACAACAATTGAAAGAAAACTATGAGAAGTTTTTATCTTTCATCCGTAAAGCATTCGTAAACCAACCGGAACGAATGGAGAAGTTATTACATATGTATTCAGAAGATGAATTAGGTATGGAGTTATTATTAGCGCCGGCAAGTGGGAAGGCTCACTTTCATTCCGCATACAATGGTGGTTATATTGACCACGTTATGAATGTATGTAAGAATTCAATCGGACAGATGAATCAATTCAAAGCTAATGGTGGTATCATAGATTTTGAAGTTGAGGAATTATTATTTGCAGCATTACACCACGACTTAGGTAAATTAGGTGATGTTGGGCATCCATATTATGTAGAGCAAGAATCGGATTGGCATCGTAAGAATCAGGGTTCCCTATTCAAACAAAATCCAGAGATTAATTATTTTGATGTAACCCATAGAGCGCTTTGGACATTACAAAAATATAGTATCCAATACACACAAAAAGAAATGTTGGGTATTATGTTAGCAGATGGATTGTATAATAAAGGAAATGAGAAGTACTTTATTTCATACGATGAGAACTTTCAGTTAAAGACTGAATTACCTTATCTATTACATTGGGCAGACCATATGAGTTGTAGAATTGAGAATAGTGAATATAAGAATGGAATTAAATAAAAAATAATTTCATTATATTTATAAACTGATAGAGCTGGCCAGCATATCAGCGTATCATCCAAAAGGAGATACAAATTAACGCTTAAAAACAAGGTAAAATGAAAGCACAAATTCAAAAGGGATTCCCTATTCCCCAATTTAGGGACGAGTTCTTCTCACCATTAGATACTTTATTCGATAAAGTATTTTCAGAATCATTTCCTGAATTATCAAAGGAAATTGGTATCAACGCATTCCAACAAGCAGCTTATCCAAAATGTGACATCATTAATTTTGATGACCGTATTGAGATTGTAGCAGAAGTTCCGGGATTAACCAAAGAACAAATTACCATTGATGTAGATGGTGATGTGATTACACTAAAAGGAGAAAAATCAAGTAAAGCAACCGAAAAAGAAGGTGGAGTATATCTTCGTAGAGAAGTTAAACGTTCATCATTCTTAAGAAGTTTTACAGCTGATTCTAAAATCTTTGATTTAGATAGTGTAAAAGCATCATTTGAAGATGGTGTATTGGAATTACAAATACCAAAGAGAGAACCCGAAAAGCCAAAGAAACGAACAATTTCAATTGGTTAATTTAACTTAAATAACAAACTAACAATAAGTGGGGGTGATTGATTTCACCCTCATTTTTATTTTGAGTATATTTATATATACAATTTAAAAAACAAATTATGAAACCAGAATACAAAATGAGAGCTCAAGAGCATTTAGAAGCTATTGCTAAAAGAGCTAAAGTTATTGCTGAAATGTTAAAAGGTGAAAGGCCTGCAGACCAAGCACAAGCAATTAAGTTATCAAATGAAATCGAAAGATTGGTAGAATTAACAACAAACATAGTAGATTTATCGTAATATGAATTGGTTAAAGTTCTTAGTTGGATTTTCAGCACTAATTATTGCCGGATGTGCAGCATTCTTTTCAGTAACTGGATTGGGTGTACTTTTTAGTGGAGCATCAACTGCGGTAATGGTGATGGCAGGCTCATTAGAGTTTGCTAAATTAGTTGCAGCAACCTATTTGAAGCAAATGTGGGATGAAATTAAGGGTTTTAATAAGTGGTATTTAACAATAGCAGTAGGAATTCTTATGATGATTACATCTGCTGGTATATTTGGATATCTTTCTAACGCTTTCCAAGCACAATCTTTACAATTACAGCAAGTAGATAGAGAAGTATTGGTATTTTCAACTAAAATTGAGCAAAATAACTCACAAATTACTCAACTTAACACTCAATTAGGACAATTATCCTCAACACAAAACACAATATTGGATAAGGGTACGGTAAATAACCGACTTTTACGTTCAATTGATAACAAAGATAGGCAAGTTGCTACAATTAATAAGAAAATTTCTAATTTGCAAGATGAAAACGCTAAAAATACCGAAAAAATCAACGAAATTAAGATAAAAAACTTAGATTTGGAGAAAGAAGTAGGTGGATTTCGTTTTATTGCCGAAGCTTTTGGTATAGAATTGAAAAATGTAGTAAAATTCTTCATATTTTTGATTGTAATAGTGTTTGACCCTCTTGCAATAGCTCTAATTATCGCATTTAATGGATTGATTGGTAAAAAAAAGGAAAAAACATATGATTTGGATGATTTAATGGAAAAAAATTACCAAATTTACGGAGATAGTGGAAAAAATTCTACAAAAGATGAAGAAACTGCTATATTAGCAACTAAAAAAGATACAGAAGTGTTCTTTGACGCTATAGATACACCATCAGCCCCAAGTGAGGAGCTTATAAAGGCAGCTGAGAAATATAAAGAGCAATTACTTCAAACGGAGGACATAAAAAAAAAAGAAATTGATTCCGCTACAACAAATGTGGAAGAATCTGAAGTAACACTAACTGATGAAGAAAAGAAAGCATTGGAGCCTGAAATAACTGATGAAATACTAATGAACCTACAAACCGATTACTCAAAGAGAGCAATTGATTATGATAATGATGGTACTATTGATGGATACGATACAAATGGTGATGGTATAATAGATATAGTAAGAGCAGAGCATCCTTCTAGAGCAGCTGCAATCAAAAATATGTTACCTTACTACGCTAAGCCCTCTTTCAATTGGGATGACCGTAAGAATTGGATAAATGACCAAAATGCTGTTAATTATTGGATAAAAAACATCAAACCTTCTCAATATCCAACTGACTTTTCGGGAAAATCATATTAATATTTGGTAAATCCAAATAATTTTCGTATATTTGTATAACAACAAATTATATCGAAATGGCTAATTTAGGATACGCATGTATCAATATGAGTATGGGTAAAAAAGTAGGTACTAACCGAACAATGGTTAAACGTACCTTTGAAGCAAAAGGTTTGGATTATGTATCTGACCTTGCTTTACTCAATGCAAAGGATATTATTAAAATTTTAGAGTGGAATAGATTAAACGGAATTAATTTCTTTCGATTATCATCAGCTCTTGTTCCTTGGGGTGATAATTTAGATTTAACTCAATTAAAGGATTACAAAGAGATTAAAAGTGAATTAAAGAAAGCAGGTGATTACGCTAAGTTTTGGAACATGCGTATTAATTCACACCCCGGCCCATTTAATGTATTACCATCGCCAAATGAATCCGTTGTTCAAAAGACTTTCGCTGATTTGGAATTGCATGGTAAGATATTCGATATGATGGGGCTATCTAAAACACATTACAATAACATTAATATTCATTGTAATGGTGTCTACGGAGACAAACAATCTGCGATGGATAGATTGATTACAAACTTCAAAAGACTCTCTCCAAGCGTACGCAAACGATTGACATTGGAGAATGATGATAAGGCTTCTATGTATTCCGTTAAAGACCTTATGTATATTCACAAACATACAGGCATTCCAATTGTATTTGATTATCACCACCACCAATTTTGTACAGGTGGGTTGAGTGAAGAAGAAGCTCTTAAATTAGCAGCAACAACTTGGCCTAAAGGAATTAAGCAAGAAGTTCACTATTCGGAATCAAAAGCATTACATGAAAATAACCCAAAAGAAAAACCACAAGCACATTCCTATCTTATTAATGCCCTCCCCAGTACATATGGGTTGGATTTGGACATTATGGTTGAGGCAAAGGGAAAAGAATTAGCAATATTACCTTTTATTAAATAATTTTATGAAAGAACAAGTATTATATGATGTAACTCCATTCCCACCTATGGTATTGAAAATCAATTATGATAAATTCGATTGGCCAAAGGTTAAAGCTTTTTGCGAAAGAGTAACATCAATTACAAAATCTACCGGCGATACTAATTGGGCTGGTGGGGAATATGCACAAATATTAGATATTCCGCATAAAAATCCATTATTTAAAGATTTTTATAATTGGCTTACACCAATAGTGCATGATGTAATTATACATAAATACGGATTTAGTAAAGATTATGAGTATAAGATTTTAAACAGTTGGATTAATTTGCATGTACCTGGTGGAAACACACCATTACATCATCACGGACCTTCTATTGTTGCGATTAGTACATATTTACATATGCCTGAAAATGGTGGATATATTGAATTTAAAAATCCATTAGAATATCACAACACATTCTATCCATATCCAATTGATGATGAAATTTCAAATTGGAAAGAAGTAAAAACAAAAACAGGAGATGTTGTTATGTTTCCTGGTTGGTTAAGACATAGAACACAAACAAATCGTTCAAACGAAAATAGATGGGTACTAACTACAAATTATTTTTGTACTAATGTACCAAAAGGCGCAATGATATGATAAATTATATAGCAATATTAACCTTCCAAATAATGTTTAATATCTTCAAAGTGTTGGAGATTAAATTTACATATGAAAACCAACTAAACAGGTTACTTATTAATTCAGTATGGATTAACTTAGTATCACTTGCTTCAGTTTATTTTTCATTAGATAGTTTGTTAAAGGGAGATATGTGGGTACTACCATTTTACATTGGTGGTAGCGTATTAGGAAAGTGGATAGCAATGACTCAAATGGATAATTTAGAATCTAAACTATTTGTATTCTTTAGAAGTAAAACCGAAAAACCAAAAAGAAATGGGAAATCAATTAGATAAAAAATATCAACAACTACTAAGTGATATTATTGCATTTGGTGTAGAGAAAAAAGATAGAACTGGAACTGGTACTATATCAGAATTCGGGCATCAAATCCGACATAATATGCAGGAAGGATTTCCATTACTTACAACAAAGAAAATGGCATGGAAGCAAGTTGTATCAGAACTACTTTGGTTCTTAACAGGCCAAACTAATATTTCTTTTCTATTAAAACATAACAATCATATTTGGGATGGTGATGTATATAAGAACTATACTAAAGAAGTAAATGAACTTATTGATGGATATATGAGTGGTGATATAATTGGAACACAACCACATATTGATGATATGTTTAGTAATACAGATGATTTAACACCATTAACTAAAGAAGAATTTATAGATAAAATAAAAATAAATAAAGACTTTGCAAAGAAGTGGGGTGATTTAGGACCTATCTATGGTAAGCAATGGAGAAAGTGGGATAGTGAAAATGGAAGGATTGACCAAATTGATAATCTAATCAACGAACTTAAAACAAATCCCGATAGTAGAAGATTGATGGTATCGGCATGGAATGTAGGTGAATTAGACCAAATGGTATTACCACCTTGTCATTATGGATTTCAAATTTATACAACTGAATTGAGTGATGAAAGAAGATACAATATTTGGTTTAATAACAATTATGAAACCGGTATGGAAAGATTCTTTGATGCTAACAATCTGCCTGATTTTGATAATACATATTATACACCAACACCAAAAAGGTCTATATCTTTAATGTGGAATCAAAGAAGTGTAGATATGTTTTTAGGATTGCCATTTAACATTGCTTCTTACGGATTACTACTTCATATTATAGCAAACGAAGTTAATATGGTACCTGATGAATTGATTGGTAATTTGGGTGATGTTCATTTGTATTCAAATCACATTGAGCAAGCTAAAGAACAAATTAGTAGAGAACCATTTGATTTACCAATATTAAAAACAAATGCAAAAATGGATGGTATATGTTGTAATGGTCCTGATGATTTTGAATTAATAGGATATCAATCACATCCAGCAATTAAAGCACCTTTAAGTAATTAATATGATATACGATGTAAAAATACAACACCCTAAAAAAGTTGAAAAGAAATGGGGATATGAATTGTGGATACATAATAATACTGATTATTGTGGTAAGTTATTAGTATTTACTAAATCAGGTAATAAGTTCTCAATGCACTATCATATGATTAAAGATGAAACTTGGTATGTTCAGAAAGGAGCATTTCAATTTGATTGGATTGATACTGAAAATGGAGAGAGATGTTACACTCAAATACAAGAAGGAGATGTAATAGAAATCAAAAAAGGGTTACCCCATCAACTTACCGCATTAACCGAAGAAGCAACTGTATTTGAAGTAAGTACACAACACTTTGATGAAGATAGTTATAGGATTTATAGAAACCAACCAAGTGATTTAGAATAATGACATATATAACAAAACATCTTCCTTCATTGGAAGAACTTAAAAAAGAATTGGAAGAACATCCTGAAAAAATTAAATACTATACAAAGTATCAAGGGTTCGAAGGGCCTGATGGAACTACCGATTATATAATTGAAAAATTAGAAGAATATTATAAAAACAAAAAAAATGAAAGTACAAAAAATTAACGAATCATCTATTACAGATAAAGATATATCGAATTATAAACAAGCTATATCTAAATTAGAAGGATTTATGTTCACCGCAGCCGATGTAAATATTGATAAGAGAATAATTACAATACGATTGGGCAATGTGGACGATGAATTAACATTAGTCAATCCTAAAGTAATTAAGAATTCAGATTCACCAGTTGTTTATTATGAAAAAGATACACATAAACAAAACAAAGTTAGAAAAACAATTCGTAGTACATATTTGTTAATAGATACGGATAATTTAGGACAAGTTGAATTTAAAGCTACCAATGATAAAATGGATTGGAAAAATGCGGATGAATTTTTTGGAGATGTTGGATTGATGGAATGTGTATTAGTTCAAAGGTTAATTGATGCAATAGAAGGAATTGATATAACTCATCCTAATAGACAATATTCAGAAACTATTATAAAGGATAAACAAACTGGTAGAAATGAAAGAGTTATGTTGCAAGGACCTGCTGGTGAAATGGAATTTGTAAAATCTAAAAAAGTTAATTCTTATTTAGAAAAGGGATGGAACTTAATTTAATCAAAATGGCAAAATTAATATTTATCATTGAAGAACAAGAAAATAGAGAAGCCTCTAAAATAGAATTCGAAGTACCAAACGATATGGATGTTTGGGAATATAAAAGAATGTGTATCCGAATGGCAGGAGCTATGGGATATACATCGTTATCAGTAAAGAAAGCTTTTGGACAGGAATACCTAAAAAATGTAGAAGAAGAATTAAATACAATATTTGAAAATGCCTATTCGGGCTCATTAATATATGGATAACATTAACGATGTGTTAGCAGCACAAAATAAAAGAATACTAACCTTACAATTGTTAGTAGAAGCATTGGTGGATGAATTAATTGAAACTAAAAAAGTAAAAGAAAAAAAGCTTGATGCAAGATTTTTAGCTAAAATGAAATGGGCCAATGATGCTTTGGATAAAGCTAAAGAAGAAGCTTCCATTGATTATTTAAAAGGACAAATGTTTGGTGGTACGATGGGTGAAGCTTAAATTTGGAAAATTCAAAAAAAAGTTGTATATTTGTATAATATAATTTAAAAAAAAACAATATGTTTGAAATATTTTTAATGGTAATATTATTACCAGCATCAATTATACTTAATATTTTATTATTAGTTAGAGGTATTAATTTAGTTAAGCAAAACGAAGACTTACGTGATTCTATACAATTGTATGATGATAGACAAGATAATACTATGGTAACTTTAGAAAATATGTTAGCTGAATTAAAGCAAATTGATTTAAATGGTTCGTTTGAATCAGATGATGAAGTTGGTACTGTATTTACCGAATTGAAAAATACAATAGAAACTTACAAAAACAAAATCTAATAATGCCTCGCAAAAAGAAAAGTAAACAATACTTCACATTAGACACTGAAGAAGCTATTATAGCTTATAATAAATCTACATCTCAAAGAGAAAAAAATGATTTATATAAAACAAGAATTCAATATCCATTTGAGAAATTAGCAGAGAACATTCTTAATACATTTAAGTTTTCTTATTTTGATGTTAGTAAGGAGGATGTTCAAATGGAGGTAATATCAAACCTTATCGAAAAAATACATATGTTCCAAGAAGGAAAGGGTAAAGCCTTTTCTTATTTTTCTATTGTAGCTAAAAATTATCTTATTCTTAAAAATAACGGAAACTATAAAAGATTTAAGAAAACTGCATTACTTTCTGAAATGCCTGAAAGTTGGAATCCTTCAGATGATTTTTACGAAACTCAATTTGGTGCAGAACTAAATGAATTTAAAGAACTAATGTTAAAATATTGGGATATAAATTTGACTAGAGTATTTACAAAGAAAAGAGATATTCAGATAGCAGATGCAGTATTGGAATTATTCAGAAGGTCACAACATATAGAAAACTTTAACAAAAAACACTTATACCTTTTAATCAGAGAAATGACAGATTGTAAGACTCATTACATTACTAAAGTGGTAAATGAAATGAAGAAACATCAGACGCAAATGTTAAATGATTACTTTGATAAAGGTATGATTACATCGAAAAGTGATGATTTTTGGGAAGAACAATATTTATTAGAACAATAGATATATTATGGAACGAATCGCATCAATGTTTTTTCACAGCCGTACACAAGCCCACATATTTCACACTAGAACAACTGGACCTGGTTCATTTGCTAGACATACAGCCCTACAAGCCTATTACGAAGGGATTATACCACTTTTAGATGGTGTAATAGAAACATATCAGGGACAATATGGTTTAATCGAATATAAAGAGGTAAATGGTGTTGATAACGATGCATCTCCAGAGAATATGATTAAATACTTTGATAATCTTTGTAAGTTCTTGGACAAAGAAAGAAAAGAACCTAAATTACAAATGAGCTGGTTGCAGAATGATATAGATAATATAGCATCTCTTTTATACTCAACAAAATATAAGTTAATAAACCTACAATAATTTAACATTAGAATTAATACTTTTTAAGGTTATTCAATATTTATCATTGGATAACCTTTTTTTATTATCCAAAATACGTTCCTACCTAACAGGTTTTTTCAACATTTTACGGCAATTTAGTTACTTAATTGGTTATACGGATAACTAAAAAGTAAAATTATGTCATACGTTAAAGCGTTTGTATTAAATTGGAAAGATAAGCTAGTATGGGCGTTTCTTTCTTTGGTGGGCTTGTGGATTATATTCGCCCTATGTTTCCAATTGTTCTTTGTTTATTTGGAGCTTTCAGGTAAACATGAACTGCAAAGAGATATTGTAAATTGGATTGAATGGAGAATAGATGGTACATTCAAAAACAACCCAGAAAATATTTGGTATGAAGCAGAAGACCATGTATGGGTTGATGCAGTGGAAAATCAAGTTAAGATTGGTAAATTAGCAGGAAATCGTAATCTTGCATTCGGAGTAAAGAACATCTTAGAGGAATATATTCAAGAAAAGGGATATGACCTTTCGCAAGATGCAAAATACCATTTAAAAGTTAATATTGTTTATTTGGACGTACTTACAACCAAAACTAACATTTCGGTATTCCATAAAGGAGAAGAAGAAGTGGTAGTTAGATTGCAAGGTATCCTATATAAAGATGGAAAGAAAGAGAAAGAAGTGGTGGTTGAAGAATCATCATCAGAAATCTCAATGTCTACGTTAATAGTTGATGAGGGTGGTAAATTTAATCAAACCTCTCTTAGCAACGCTCTGAAAAAAGCATCCGATAAGCTAATAACAAAATTATTGGGAAAAAAATAATATGAAAAAATTATTAACACTTTTAGGCGTATTGATGATATCATTATCATCATTTGGACAACTTACTGTAAATCAAACTATAACTCCTACAACTGGATTAAAGGTTGGTGATACTTTGACTGTAAAATATACTGTGGCTAGAGGAACTACAACACCTCGTTATTTTTGGTTGAGATATTCTTTCAACAACAAAGCTTTAGCTATGGTAACGAATAGCACAGCATTCTCACAAGGTAGTTCTACTCAAACATTCTTTACGGGATGGAATAACTACGCATTTACTCCAACAACAACCAAACCGGTTACTAGCTTATACGAACAATACCAAGCTACACCTTGGGGATATGCTACAAACAATGATTGGAATGTTGGACAATTGACTGTTCAAAGAACCGATGCATCAATCAATGGTGATATAGCTACTCAAAAGTTTGTATTGAAAGACCAGAACTTATATAACGATATTCATAAATTAGATTTAGCATACGCTATTAATGATACATCTGGTTATATTTCTCCAATCACAAGAAGTGCAACTAATATATCCCTAAATGGTATAACAGGTAATACATCACAATTCAAAGTAAAAGTTCTATTCCCACAAGGATATACTATTACTGACCACAATGTTCAATTGATGAGATTGAAAACGAATGGTAGTGGAGAAATTGATTGGTCACAACAACCTATTGCACAATTACCATTAGATGCTAGTGGTGAGGCTCTATTTACAACTCAAGTTAAAGTTGGTGATTCGGTTGGTGTATTTGTAGGAGCTGCATTTCAAAAAGCTTGGATGAATAACATTGTAACTGTATCGGATGCATATAAAGCATTCTTAGGACATTCACAAACTGATATTAGTGGAACTGCTAACTTTTTTACTTATCCAAATTTAGAAAAGAAAGTTGGTTTAATTACAAAGAACAAAACTACATTTGGTGAATCTGATTCATATTACTTATTTGCACATGTAATGGGTATTAATGTAGATACACCGGCTATGATTCCATCAAACACATCAACAACAGTAAGATGGTATAGTGGTTTATTAAATCAAAGTTGGTTAGATGGTGTTGTTAAAAATAGAGTAATAATCGATACTCCTACGAAAGAAGTACATGCAGTATTCGCATGGGGTGGTGACTTAAACTGGTCACATTCATCTGACCCGGCAGTAATTGCTAGTAGAATTAGTAGTGGAATTTACACAAATGCAATAAACAACAATGAAGCATTAGTTGTAAAGAATA